CGTGAATGTATCAGACTTGATGAATGTTTGTTTAGGTTTTGGTTTGAATAAGCCAGCGAATACTGATTGTGTAGGTTTTTTAACGGCGCTCACCCGGCCGTTAAGAAATTTTGGCCTTTGTCCTTTCATGAATAAACCACCCTTTGGGAAATTCACACGAGTCGTTGGTGTTTTCACGGCTGTGTTCCTTTGAACAGTGTTCTTCACTGCTGTGTTGTTCCTTTGAAAGTTGTTCATCACTGCTGTGTTGTTCCTTTGAACGTTGTTCCTTTGAACGTTGTTCCTTTGAACGTTGTTCCTTTGAACGTTGTTCTTCACTGCTGTGTTGTTTCTTTGAACATTGTTCATCACTGCTGTGTTGTTCATTTGAACGTTGTTCTTCACTGCTGTGTTGTTCATTTGGACATTGTTCGTTTGAACATTGTTCATCACTGCTGTGTTGTTAAATACTTCTTTCTTGATTGGAGTGACACGCTTCGTTCCAATCTTCACGGGTTCGTGAATTTTCATGTACTTCAGACGCTTACCAATGGAGTCGATCATTTGACTTTTTGTCATCTGATCTAACTGTTTTAGTCCAACTTTACGTGCGACAATCTTGATCTCGTTCCGCTTAGACGATGAGTTAAATAAGACATCATAATCATTGGGTTTGAGTGGTGATTTTTTGTCGACGAGGTAGGTCTTGTTGGAGCTCATGATCAAAGGTGGGAGAGGTAACTTCCCCGCCTTAATATCATCGTAGACCTGACATGTCTGTTCTTTTGTCAGTTTAATGGTGTGTCCTGTATTCATCTTGATGAGTTTTTTTAGGACATCTAGATCTGCGTCTGGATCACAAACCTCTATCATATACTGTAAACTGATAAAAAAAGTGTTATGTCGAATAGCCTGTATTGAATAAACGTAATTTTTCTTCATAGTCCATGTTGAAATCAAACACATCTGCGTCACCTACATTTATTTCAATGATTTCTATGGGTGTGTCATATTTTATACGATTAGATAGTGCCGAACGAACGAGTGTTTGTACAAATTCTTTAGGGGTTTGTATATCTTCTTGGTACACACGATTCATTTTAATTTTTATACACGTAATTTCATGTGTTTGTTTACCGTAAAAAGGCGCTAATGGATATTCTTCTTTCATTCCACCATCAACATATGTCTCACCATTATATTTACCACATGCAAATATGAAAGGTACAGCCATACTCATACACACTGCATCTATCACTTTCATATCCGGATGTGTATCTTTAGAAAAATAGACAGTTTCAGAAGTATTCATACAAAATGCTGAAATGTATATTTTCATATCAATTTCTTTGAATGTGGGATCCCTTCCACAAATTTCAACCAACTTTTTACGAATAGGTCCCATATCAACAAAACCAAATTTGTTAAAAAATGACCCTATACGTATTTTAACAAAGTTGGGGATATTTAATGATAATGATGTATCTAATATTTCATCCACGGACATCCCAACTGCTAAAAATAAAGCTAAAATTGCACCCGCTGAAGACCCTGAAATTTCTTTCACATCCGCGAGTGAAGATTCTCTTGCCTTCAAAGCCCCGATGAGAGAGAATATTCCCATAGAAGCTGGACCGAGTACAAGATACTTCATCTTCTTACTTAATAGAATTGAGGAAATTGACGACGTAAAACCGCGAAGATCACCGCAAATACGACGGCGTGAGTCAACACAGCTGGAAGGCTGGTTTGACCCGAGCGGAAAACGCCACCCGAGCCAGGAGGGAGGGTGAGAAGGAGACCGGGGCTGAGAGCGAGGAAGAGCGCAGTGGTCACTATGAGATCGGTCTTGGTGAGTACGAGACCCATCGCGCGAGCAATGAGACTGTACACGAGGAAGAAGACCACCGCGTGGAAAAAAACAGCCATCTGATTCGTTTTACGGTTCATGAACTTGACGTTCTTACCGGCAGTAGTCACGAGGACACCGGGGCTGAGAGCGAGAAACAAAGCAGCAGGGATGGCGACCTTCTGGGAGGTAATATCGGGGAGCATTTAATATATACACATATAATTTTTCGTAAATTCTAGAAAATGATAGAATGTAGCACCTCGCATCATTTCTTCGTGTAGGTTATTTTCATCTACAATTCGCCTGACGTTTCGCCAAATGTAGAATAATTCATTTACATGTTCTCCTTCTCTACGCTCGATATACGGATCATGTTCTGTATAACAAAATTCAACAAAGTCGCAAAACTTTCCCGAGTGTTCCAAATGAGCATCATATAGTAGTGTCCTGATCATGTTCCACATGTACGAGAGTTCATCTGAGTATTCGACTTCCCAGTCTTCGATATTCAGAGGAGTATTATCGTTAAAATCGTCGTCATCACTAACTTCATTATCGAAACCAGTTGACGCTTCGTAAATATATTGACTCCAGACCATGATGTTTTACTTATCTTCTTTAGGGGGCTTATCCTTTATACCAGTTAGGGAGAGTGAGGTAGATTCTTTCGTCTTAAGTCCATCTTTAATGGCATTAATCGCCCCTTCGACCTTCGTCTCATCACCACCAAAGAAAGTCATAAGACCATCCTTGATGGCATCCTTGTTCATTCCAGCTTTCCTGACGGTTTTACGAATACTAATCTTACCCTTCCTGAGGTTAATGGTGTCGATACCTTGCTCGACCATATGTTTCTTTACCATCTCCTTAAGACGCTTCTCCTCCTGATTAAGAACCTTGATATCAGACTTCGCCTCTGCTAATTGTTTTGTGAGCTCTACCAGCTTAGATACATTCTCGGAGAGGTCAGGTGCAACAGATGTCATGTTTAATTATATACTACTACTTTCTAATCTTTAAGCGCACAAACCACGCTGCATAAGATCGGGGACGATGGTGGAGTTGTTCCACACGAAAGGCTCCTTGGGGTTGGGGGGATCCTTGCGAATCTGCTGGTTCGCATTGCGGAGAGCACCACCGACAGTCTCGGGAAAGCCAATCTGCTTACGGGGCTCGAGGAAGTTTTGACCCGCAAGGATGTCCTCTGGGGCAAACTGACCGAAGTCCTCGGCGGACGCAACCTCACGGGGGAGGAGGGACGAGGCGAGACCAGTACCCTTGTTCATACCACCGCACACCGCATCGGCTGAGGCAGCCGCGGGGCCTGGAGCGGGACCAACGGCGGGAGCCATGCCGAAGGGGGCATACTCACGCTCGACAATGGCGTAACCGGACTTGTTGTTCATGGAGAAAAGGAGGAAGATTAGAGCAGCGACGGCGACCAGCATCAGAATGTTCTGGTTACGACCCTTCATCATCTTTTATATATGTATAACAATTTTTTTATTGGTCAGCTTCGTCGATGAAAGCGTATTCGTCTGGGTACGTATCGATAATTGGGTCATCATGTACCCTGACCTGGACAACGTTCCAAGTAGACCCGAATGCTTTCTTGGCAAACCATAGACCGGCGAACTCAAGGATAACATCACATGTCTTACCGGACTGGACACCATCAAAGTCGATGAGTTCCTTTTGTGCGTTGAATACCTTGGTGATGTCGAGGCGATCAGCGGTCATCTGACCATCCTTTAGGCTGGAAGTATAAGCACCCCTGACAACACCCTCGGAAAGCTTCTTACCAAACCAAGTCTCACAGTTCTCTTGGGCGGCATCCAAATTCTGAGCATCAAAATTCTCAATCTTCTCACCATTTACAACATCCATGACGACTTCACTTGACACATCAGAAATCTTAACATTGTCAAGCTGAACAAGACATTTACGCTTATCATCGTTGAGTACCTTCACGAAATACAGACCATCTTCTCCCTTAGCTGGGGTGTTGTAAATCATTTATGTATACACTTGGTTTCATTTCTTTAAACCGACAAATGGTATAGCTGCAGCTTTATTCAGTAACGACTTTGGCACCCATTGATTTCTCCTGGGATTATAACCATAAAGTGTTTTGGTGATATTCATATTTTTGGGGAGTGGCATTGCATTTTCTGGGCGAAGTGGAAATTCGTTTTTCACGTACGCATTTGTTCCAACATTTTTCCACTTGAGCGTTTTTGTGTTGAAACGTTTATTTCCTGAAGATTTTTTATACCCTTCGACATTTGTATTTTTAACAACCGGCTTGAGACCATGTACAATCTGTTTAGAAAGACGATCGTTCATAGGTTTCGTCGTGAAATTCTTGTATTTATGTGGATCAACCTTTTTCGCAGCATTCATGGAAATTTTTACTGGTTTCCTGGGTACCCTAGATTTTGTAACAATTTTGGGACTAATTCGCCTGAATACATCATCCATCGAGTTTGAGGATTTGATTCGTTTATCAAACAATTGAGCTAACCTGACAAGTCTTTGTCTATCCTTTTCTTTCTTTTCTGGACGAAGACGAAGTTTATGCATCAGGTAAATGTCTTCGATGAGGAACTCCTTACTGGCGACAAGAATACGCTTATCATTAATCAGTCTTCCAGTTAACACGTCGCGATATGTCATACCACGTCGCTTAGTGAGTGCCACTTCATATCCAAATTCTTGGGGTCGCATGAATGGAATGTCGAGAATACCACCCATGTTGAAATCTTCAATTTTACCCGTTTTCGCTGATAAGAATCGAATGTTAAGATCGAGAGCAAACAATTCAACGTCGATGAAAATATCACCTTTACTGGGTTTATTAGTATTGGACGTCTTCTTCTTTTTGATTAATGAATATCTTCGTGTGACGTATGGCCCAGATTGTTTAAAACCAATTCCTAAAAATTTAAATAATTTGGAATGTTTTTTCTGCATCGCCATAATTCTTTTTTTGACGCGCATATTCAAACGCTTTGCGAGTTCACCAAGCTTATTCCAGAGAATAAGTTTGACGGCTTGTAGTTTACCAAAATACTTTTCATTCATTGGGATACGTGGTACGAACTTTGCGTCGATATCACTGGTGACAATCCTATTATTGAAATCAGTGTACAAATTAAACGCTTCTCCACCACTCACGACGAGATCACCAGAAGTACTCAAAAACTTTGTGAGTTCTCCCAAGGTTTCAAGTATGATATCACGTATGGAATCTGTGACAAAAACATACATAATCTTTTCAAAATCTTTGTCGGAATGTGTAGTTCGCACCCGACTACGAAATTTACCAAAATCTCTCTGTAAGTTTCGTTCGTAGTACTTTTTCAATTTTGCATCCTTGAATAGAAGATTTTCATCAATGTATTTATCTATGGCCACTTTGGAATAAATCTTATCATCCATTATTATATCGTGATATAATAATATGGTCTGCAACGTTATTGAAAACTGTAGATGTTACGCATACAAAGGAAGTAAGGAGCAATTTTGTGCTGTGAGAAAGGGATCCAATATTTTGTCATGCCCAGCAGGCTGCTGTGCTGGTGGATGTCCTGACGATGGATCCAGAGAACCCTTCCGTTACATAGATCGACCAAACTATTTTGCGATAGATAAGCGATTCTTTATGTTTATATTGTGGCTGATCGTTACGGTCGTAACGATACTCTTTTTTAGAAACTTAAAGATTAAGCAGGTAAGAAAGATATAATGTCTCTTGAAACTATTCAGACCGAGCTTGCTGCCCTCCGCACTGACGTGAAGAACCTCACAAAGCTTATTCGTAAGATTAAGAGTACTCAGGACGACCCTGATGGTGAGAAGGCGAAGGCTCGCGCCGCCAACAACGGGTTCAACCGAAAGCAGGATGTAAGCCCTAAGTTGCGCGCGTTTCTTGGACTTCCAGCGGATGAGCTCATCTCTCGTTCTGAGGTGACCAAGTCTGTCAACAAGTACATCACTGACAAGGGTCTTAAGCACCCCGATAACGGTCGTCAGATTATCCTTGACGACAAGCTTAAGGATCTTCTCGCTCCTCCCGCTGACGTCCAGGTTACTTACCTTAACCTCCAGAAGTACCTCAGTCCTCACTACGTCAAGAAGGAGGCTTAAAAAATAAACACATACGTTACATAACAACGATGGTCACTTTCATTACCAAAGAAAGGGCTGAACAACTTGTTGGTACAAAGATCAAAAACCTTGATTTGTACCAAAAGGCTTTTACTCATAAATCTGCTCTCAAGGAGTATGAACAATTTACAGAGTCTTTCGAAACTCTAGAATTTATTGGTGATTCAGTGTTGGGCTTCGTCATCACTAAATTTTTATTTGATCGTTTTGAAAGTCGTCAGGAAGGTTTCCTCACGAAAGCTCGCACAAAGCTCGTTCGTGGTGAAACATTAGCTCGCATTGCGAATGCTCTCGGTCTTAATGAGCTCGTCGTAATGGATGAAAAGGGTATGCGAAATGGGTGGAACAATAACCCAAAGATCTTAGAAGATGTTTTCGAAGCCCTCATCGGTGCGATCTACATGGACATCGGGTTGATTCACGCGAAGGAGTTTATTCTTCGAATTTATCAAGATCCCAAACTCGTCGACTTAAATTCCATCATGGTTGATGACAACTACAAAGATCATCTCATGCGACATTGTCAGGTGAATAACTGGCAACTTCCTGAATATCGCGTTGCCGCACACCACGAAGGTCTTTTCTACATTGACATCTACATCAATAACTTGTTTTGTTCTAGAGGTGTGGCAAAGAGTAAAAAACAGGCTGAACAGAATGCTGCTCAGATATATTTTCAAGTGATGGATGAGCTTAAAAATTATAACCTCAATTAACCTAACATGCATCCGAATGTAAAGGTTTTGATTGAACGGGAATATGATGCACAGAAAAGTGAAGCGTGGTTGAAACTGCGTGGAAATATGCTTACAGCGAGTGACGCGGCTACAGCGATTGGTAAAAATAAGTATGAAACACCTGAAGGTCTCTTACTAAAAAAGTGTGGTCTCGGTGAAAAATTCACTGGAAACGCAGCTACGAGACATGGTGAGAAGTACGAAGATGAGGCGCGTATCATTTACGAACAGCGTCATGGTGAAGTTGTTCATGAGATTGGTCTTTGTCCTCATCCAGAGCATAGTTGGCTTGGTGGAAGTCCTGACGGTGTCAGTGAATCTGGAAAACTTGTTGAAATTAAGTGTCCACCACAAAGGGCGATCATTCCAGGTGAGGTACCCGAACATTACATGCCACAACTTCAACTCTGTATGGAAATCTTAGATCTGGAGTCTGCAGATTTCATTCAGTATAAACCGGCAGAAACAAACTGGCCAAAACCAGAAGAATTTGATGTTGTCAATGTTCCTCGTGATCGCGAATGGTTCAAGACATATTTCCCCGTCATGAAAGAATTTTGGGAAAAGGTGTTGTACTACAGAGAACATATAGATGAACTTCCAAAACCTAAGTTGAAAAAGACGCGAAAGAAAAAGGAACCTGAACCAGTCATCTGTGAAGTTCAAGTACTTTCAGACGAAGATCCATACGATGACGATTGAAGACCAATACACACATGCTAAGAACACTCTGAGTGGTAGGCTTTTCGCACCCTACCAACGTGAAGGTGTTCTCTGGATGCTTACAATGGAAAATCAAACGTCTGGTCCCAAAGGTGGGTTTCTTTGTGACGAAATGGGACTGGGTAAGACCGTCCAGCTCGTGGCAACTATGCTTGGGAATCCAAAGCCTCGTACCCTAATCATCGTACCAAAGTCGATCATTACCCAATGGGT